CCACGAGGACTAGACAAGCGTTTCATATTTTCACGCAGACTCTTGTAATAGGTCTGTGCTTCTGTAACCAATTCTTTTGTGACGCCTTCTAGCATACGGCTGGCACTGGCACGATTGAATCTATTCAGTGTACCAATTTCGTTTACTATTTCAGCAATGTGTACACCGCGAACATCATACGGATTGCCGCCTTGCCGCACATGCTCTAGCATGGCACGGCCGCCAGCTAAGTTCTTGAAACTTAGTTTAAAGCGTTCATTGTCTGCTGTTTCAATAAACAAACTTTCAACATAACGGAAACGAGCATCTGCTTCGCCCAGAGTGCGATTGTGTTTGATCATCAATCTGGCTTCAGTGGGGTTACCGGTATAGCTGATCTTGCGTGTGCCGTAGTAGCCTTCGAACAAGCCTTCTTGAATAGCAGCAAGTCCTTGCATGGTGTGCTTGAGTTGATTTAGGTCTTTGGCACTGTAGGTCCAGCGATGCATTCTGGCAAACTTGCTGAGATGTTGTTGAAAGTCAAAGAACTCGTCCTTGTCGTCACCTTCCATGGCTCTACCCAGATTGTCACCGTAAAACACTTTCATGTCGTTTTCAGAGTCTAGGATAATGACCATGGTACCGTAGTTTTTGCCGCTGCCGCTTACATAGTCAAACGTAAATGTTTTAGCGTCTTCTGCTTCTGACGGCTGACCTGATCGATCCAGCATTTCTGGGGAGAAATTGCGTGTAACCAATAGGTTGTCTAGCTGTGTTGAAATATTCTGTTCTTGTGCCATGGTAGTGTATTTAGCGTTTCTTGTATGAACCTCGTTTAACCCCACTCATCACGTTTGACAAAGTATCGCCTAATGCTGCCAGTCGGGCGTCTGTTTCTTTTGTTAAACCTTTGTTCCACGCTACCTTTTCTTTCTTAGGTGAGGAGCCTAACAACGATTTACATTTATCATTGTGGAACCTATTTATTATATGCCCAGCAAACACTTGCCCGCAGTGAGCACATTGTTTTGTGGGTTTAGGCACACCTTTATAGTTCCTATGCAGCAGGGTTTGTCGTATTTTTTCTCTTTGCTCGGGACCTAGTGTTTTACCACGGGCTGCTAAATTAGGTTTACCTGTATTAGCAACTGATAGCGCTTTTGAATTCAACTGCTTGATGGTTTCGTACATCCGGGCAGTAACTTTGTATCTAGATTGGTAATCCCTGTGCTGGTTTACTATTTTCCATAAAGCATGGCACATACTACGCTTTGCTGATTTTTCAGTCATCTTTGGTAGCAATAAGTGACATATATAATGTTCCTTTGCTGTGAGCTTTACTAGATTACACCGGTCGTTGCTGCCACCTAAACTTTTAGGCACAATGTGGTGTTTTTCAGAATAGGTGCCCGCCGGCAACTGTCTTGATTGTGCGTTTTTAATAATTTTATTATACCAGATGGTATACTTATTTTGTAAATACATTTGCTGATGCCCTCCACGGCGTTAGAGTAGTTGGATATTATCAGTATCGCGAACTACACCTTTATTTATCACCTCATTATACTGATAAAGGGCATGGGTTCTATCATGTTGTCCGAGTGATCTCTAATATGACTGTCCAGATCTGAATGATATGTTTGCAGCAGCATTAGCATACGAGTTACAAGCAAGCTGGCCATAACAAGATCGTCTGTTTCTCCGGGTTTGGCAGCATAGCTAGACCCGTTTGCCACAAAGTTCTTGAGCTCACTCAACAAGGGTTTGCTGTAAATTTTCATACGCCCAGATTCTATCAGAATTTTTAACTTGCTGCAAGCAGAAATCTTGCTTTTGTTTGTGGTAGTAAAGCCCTTGCGGATCCTGCGCCCGCTGCTGCCTTGCACACTGTTGTCGCTTAGGAAGTAGCCCGGGATGTTTTCTTCACCGTATTCGTTGATGCTGATCAGTGCTGCTTCTCCTAGTGTATTATTTTCTACAGAATAGTACACACTTTTACTGTCCTTGGTTACTGAGTGAATCTCTTTTACAATGTCTGCAAGGATTTTGACCTGCGTGGGCACATCAGTTTTGTTATGGCGCCACTCAGCCACTTGCTCTGTTGTGTCTGCTTCAAACACCTGTATAGCACTGGGGTCACCACCTGTGCCCAAGCTAGGATCTAGAGCAACAATGTACATCTTGTCCTTGCGTATGGGCTTGTACCATCGAACTTGGCCCAGTTTGTGAGTGGGTTCTATGCCTTCTAGTTCTAGTAGCTTGAGTGGAGAGATCAGTGTTTCGTCATTGATAACGAAGTCACAATCCATCTCTCGACGGAATCGTTCATCTCCCAGCTGAGAGCGCTGTTCTTCTGCCCAGGCATCATCACGATCCGGATGCTCACGCCAAAATGCACGAAACGCTTTGAAGCCATTGATGCCAAGACCGTTGGCTCGTTGATTACCAAATTCATCTTCAGTTTTGAGAGCGCCTTTCCAGATGTAGGCAAACTGATCTTCGTCACTGTTGGGAGTACTTGTGATAATAGCTTTACCACCAGTACTAAGTGTTGGCGTGATGGAAGTCCAAAACTCCTTGGCAATTGTGGGCCGCACGAAGGCAAACTCATCCAGATACAGCAGTGTAATACTCATACCACGACCAGTATTTTCAGTAGTGGTTTGTGATACAATACGTGAGCCGTTGTCAAACTCTAGAGATCCTTTGTTGTAACTTGTGGCGCCTGCTCTGATATGGTTAGGGCACAGCTCGTATGCATAACGAATACGCTGCATGATCTCCTGGGCACCTAGATATTTGTGTGCTGCTATCAGAATAGTCGCATCAGGAACAAACATAGCGTACCATAGCAAGTAACCAGCAGCGCTGGTACTTTTACCTGTTTGTCGTGGCATTAGTGATATTGAAAATCTATTGGTATGATAGTTGTTGATCAGTCGTTTCTGATATTCAAAAGGATGATACAGCATCTTGCCCCGGACAGGATGTTGGATGTTAAAGAAGTTGTTCAAGAAATACATAGGGCCGTTGATGGGATCTGCACATTTGGCAAACTCCTCAAGTTCGGTCTCTGTGTATGTTTCTTTTCGATGTGGTGCTTTGACCAGTACTGTGTCGAGAACTTTGCTCATGATCTAGTAGATTCAATGTTTGTTTGATGTTGCAAATACATAACATCAGCTATGTATTTTTGATAAAGTTCTCCGGGGTGCATAAGATCTCTAGCAAGATCAACCTGGCCATATCCAGAATGATTTTCAGTTGCACCCTTGGACGAACATGCAAATAGCGGAATATTATAGTTTGCACATATTTGTTCAATGGCAAACATGGTTTTTTTTGTGTTGTAAATGCCATTGAATGGTTGGGATAACCACTCTTTGGCAAAGCTGTCATGCTGACCTAGACATCCAATTTGTATTATAGGAAATCCGGTGTGAATGTCACAATACTCAAATCTTGATTCAGGTGGTATCAAAAGAAAAATAGATGTTGGCTTCAATCTGTTAATATAGTGTTCCAGAATTCTAAACACAGTGTCAATTGAGGCTCCACCGCTGCCTAAATTCCACACTGTCAAATCCAACATAGAAGATAGTATATGCGGCCAGGTTTGCTCTGTATGCAATCCTGTTCCTTCAGTAAAACTGCATCCCAATGCCAGAGCACATGGCCTGTTATCAAATTCTTTGCATCTGTAGCCATGACTATTGTATGAATATTCGACCACGGAATCGATCCAGCCTAGTTTGTGCAACAAATTATGAGTTGAACTTTTTTGCATATTTTTTTCATAAAGTTCTAAGGTATCAGTCCCGTTCCAATGTATAGTCCGTTCTCTGTGGGCATAATTGTACTGGTATGGAGGGGTGTCGTTGAGGAATAAAGAAGTATTCATAAGGTGTTATGTTTCTTGCTGAAATATATTTTCTACCCAAAGTAAATTAAGTTTTAAATCAGGTGTTATTTGCATAAGTGCTCCAGCTCAGGCCATAACTGAACAAAATTTCCTGTTTGATCTGTGTGATATTGATTTTCAATATCATGAATGTGTTGTTTGAATTTGTGTTCTATGCCAGGTACAGCAGCAGTGATTGCTCGGTACATGGCTAGAGAGTTGTCAAAGAATGTACGTTCAGCCGCAGTTGCTTGTCCAGACATATAAAACTTTTGAATTTCGTCTGCGGCTGCTGCTGCAACTGCTGGACCGTGCAAGAATGGATCCAAGTAATCAGGCTGAAACAAGTTCTGCCACAACACAGTAACACCAGCATCTTGAGCAAATTGCCTAAATTCACAAACGCGAGTGGCATTGTAGATATTGTATACTGCATGTATACCTCCCCAGTGTCCTTGTGTTTGCATTAGATTTTTAATCGTGGCCAGATTCTTTTGTATCAAAGGCCAGCTGGCACCATGTCGCACATACTCAAGACGCAGGCCTATGTTGTCAAAGCTCATGCTCCAGCCCACACGTTTGCGTTGTGCTAGCTTTTGAAATATTTTGTTGTTTTCAAGATCCACACTCATGTTGGTAATCAGTGTAACAATAGCATCTTGAGGTATTACGTCTAACAGTCGATTATTTTCAGGCAGTAGTAATGGCTCACCACCTACTAATGCTACTTCGTGTATGTGCTCTTGATGCTGTTCGATAAAGTCGCACACTTGGTCGTAATAAGGACGTGCTCCTGATTTGAAAGGTATATTTTTTAAGCTGGCCCACTTTGAGCTGCATGTTGGAGCACAGTAGTTACAACTCAAATTACACGTGGTGTTCCAGCGTACATCCACAATCACAGGGTAGTGATATTCTGTGCCAGCAGCAGCATAATCAAAGTTGAGATTTACATTGTTGTGCCAAGCACGTTCTGAATCTGCACCTAATCGTTCAGCTTTGACACAGTTGCTGCAATATTCATGCGGCTGACCCTGTGCTAAATTGGCCCGGATCTCTTTCATGAGATCACCGTTGAGAATTTGCTCAATGCTCAGGCTGTTCAAGTTGCCCAACATATTGGGGTCGCCGGCACAGCAGGTTTTTACATTACCTTGCGGATTGATATGTAGGCCTCGCCAGGGGGCTGCACAGTAGAAATTGCTCATGTAGTATTTACATGCCCAATTTGATTGAAAGATTAATTACACCAGCTTTGTTTTGCTTCGCCGTAGTATTCTCGTGCAAATCCATTTTGTATCAGCATGGCTCGTAGGCTTTGTCCATTCAGCAGTACATCACCCAGCACACGACCACCATACTTGTCCCAGTCAATTAGCGTGACTTGACGTTTGGTAGACGTGGCAATTGCATTCTTGGTAAATGCACTCGCAGCTTCGCCGCGAGCAGCTTCTGACGGGCATGCTGCACGAAATCCTTTTTCTGGAGTATCAACTCCGTACACACGAATGCTGAGTTCTTTTTTGAGTGGGGCGGGCAAAAAGTCTGCCTGAAAAGCCACGGTGTCACCGTCAATTACTCTGGTGATCACAGCGTCATAGGTCACGCCGGGACGCTGTTTGGGTTGTGCTATGGCCAGCACAGGCACTAGGAGCAAAAGTGTTAGGAGTTTTTTCATAATGTTTTTTGGGTTAGCTTGTGAGTTCTTCCCAGCCAAATTTCCAAAGCAAGTCAGCGTTGGCGGCTGTATAGGCCACTGCTAGAGTCAGCGTGCTGGTTGTTCCTGCCGCTGTTCTCCATAATTGAAGTCGTTTCTTGATATCATCACTAATCTCTACTTCGTCTCGGCTGCTGGTCAGTCCAGAATAGACCACGGTGCCATCGGTAATAACATTGCTGTGTATGGCTGTTTGTACAACTGATCCAGCCACATTGCTAAAACTAGTGGTAAAGGTGGCATTTTCAATCAGTTGGAATTGGCCGTATCTAACATCAATTAATAACAAATCTACTTGTGCAGGCACAACCACTGCATCGGGATACGCAGGATTTAATCTTATACTGCATAATGCCGTTACTGTGTTTGCACTTGAGACTCTTGTAACGGTTGTAGCATTTGTAACATATTTAACTGTAGTGTTTGGTGTATAGCCACCTTCACTGATTACCGTGGAGCAAATCTGTTTCATGGTGCTGGCCCCCGAAGTGGCACCAGTGTTGGTTATTTCATATCGAGGATTCAAGGTAGCAGTGGTCATGTACACTGTGGTGTTGCCTGGCTGATTAGCATGCTGGAATGTATGACACACAATGAATTCGCCGTTGATCACAAATCCTGTTCGCACATTGCCCACGCCTAACCATTCAACATCACACCAAAAAATCTGTGTGAGAGTAGGATCTAGTACCGTGCCCGACAATAGAGTGTTGCCGTTCCAGGAGGCCTGAGGAATTCGTTCTTCAACTATGCTGCCTGTGGTGCTGCTGCGAATCACAAGATTTAGAGTGGTGCCCACTGCTTCAAAATATATGCCGTTGTCTGCTGTGAAGTAGCCCACACGCTGTGTTAAATTTGCCTTGAGTGTGGCCATGGCAAAGGTGTTCATGATCAGCAGACTCTTGCCAGGTTGATAAGCCTGAACTGTTTTGCTTTGTCTAATCACACTGCTTCCGCTGGCAGCAGATACATTTAGATTGAACGAACTTTCATTGGCCACATACACCACATTGCCGCCTGTGGCTGTGATGTTGCTGAACTGATCACCGTCTATGTAACGATTTTGACTGTCAAACAAGGTAACAGGATTGCTCACACGCAGTCTGCCAAACGCATCAAGATTGGTACCTGTAATTGTAGTAGCAACATTGCCACCAGTGATTGTGGCATTTACGTTACCGTCTACAGTGATACTTCCGCCGCCGTCAACTACTGTGACATTGGCTGTGATGCCTGCTATGTTTCCTGTAATGCCCACATTGCCTGCTGTAATAGACACATTGGCGTTACCAGTAACTACCCAAGGATTTGTGCCTTGGAACACTGTGACGTTGCCTGATTGAACAGTTACTGGCAGTGAGTTGCCACTGATGTTAACATTGCCTAAACTGCCAATGCCCACATTTCCCACTGATACATTACCAACAAGCACAGCGTTGGTACGAACAAACACATTGCCTGTTGTTTCATCCAGCTCCAGGGCCTGATTGATGTTGCGTAGATACCAGGGTGCTACTTGGGTTGGGTCAGGGATAGCCATTATCTTGGATATCCTTTAAATGCTTTAATTGGGCTTTGTGTAGTTACAAAGCTGGGTTCGGTGCTGTCTGGTGTTGAAACCAGTTTTTTTCCACCTGGTGTATCGGTCATGCGTAGTGCAGCGTCTATTAGCTCGCCAATGCCCGAGTTCATGCCTGCCACCACTGCATGCTCACCAAACGCAGTTTTGGCTGTCCATTCAGGCATATGTGGGTTCACATCATCTTTGCGATACTCACTTCGAGCACGAGCAATAGCCACTCCCATACGATAGGTCTTGTACGGATCTGCTGAACTTAGACCTGGCAAAGTATAAGTGTAACGCAGGGGCTCTTTGGTTTCATCGGGCAGTTCGCGTTGCTCACTAAGAAATTCTTGAGCTCTCATCGAGGGTATCCTCTGAATGATTGCATGGGGCTAGTGGTGTTCACAGCAGGATGTTCTGTAGATTTTAAATCACCGTGGTTCAAGTCTTCGTGATGACTGCCCACAGCTTGATATGCTTTTGTCAGCATGTCTTGTTCTTGTTGAGTGTATGGCACAGCAACGTTGTTACGGCCTGCCCATGATTCGCCATCAACATCAGGAACAAAAGTGCCATCAGTTGATGCCACAGCCATCATGATTCTGTTGAGTTCATACACACGGTCAGCAAACTTCTGATCACGAAACTTGTTTAGGCCCACTGTGGCGTTTTGATTACGTTTGCTAATCTTGCCAATATGGGCTTCTGCGATGAACTCATTAGCTCGCACAGTTACTGCCCGGCAGAGTTGTACACGCCTTCAGTGGCGGAGCTTGCTGTTCCAAGTTCTAGTGCTGTCCAGTTTGCACCTGTAATAGTAACCCTGTTGCCAGTACCAGAATATGTTTCGTACACTGTGTTGGCAGGAATATTGATAGGAACAGAATATAGATTACCAGCAGCGGTTGCTGTGCCTAGAGCCACAACATACACTTGGCATGTCACTGCTGTATTGCCTGTGGAGATTTGCAATTTGTCTGTGGACACAGTTGCGTTTGAAAGACTTGTATGAACGGTAGCCATTATTTTTTGTCCGCAGGTTGACTAACAACCGGTTGATACAAGCTAGCAGTTTGATACATAACACCAGGAATTTCTACTGGTGTTTGTTTTACTGTTGCTGGAGTAAATGCTGGAGGAACAAATCCACTGGCTTCATTACGTGCATGTTGGGCTTGAATTTCTGTATATGGTTTCATCATGATGATTATCCTTTGTAGGTTTTCCATAGATTTGCAGTCATTGCAAAAATGCTTTCGTCAATGTCTTTTTTCTTAACAGCATTGGTTCCAGGAATTTTATCGCCAACTTTGACATTGTCGTCTTCAAGGCCTTTGGTGAACTTGTTGCCTTCTTGAGTTTTTTCTTCTTCAACTGCTTTTTTCTTGACACCAGCCATTTCCATCATTCTAGCAAGAGAATCTTCGTCAGTGGATTCACGGTTGTATTCGTCCCAGATATTATCGGTATCTGGAGTGTAGGCCGCAACTTCTCTGGCTTCGTCCTTGGTCTTGTGTTTTACCGTCATTAAGTATTCTATTTTGTCTGCAAGCTCGTCATAATCAGAACCTTCGTGTGTGTACTGACGTTCTTCTTGACTGGCCAATACAGGCACTGTGCTTTGTCCTGTTGACTTGGGCTTGTTCAATCCGCCACTGTATTGAAACGCATCATTGCTGGTTTCTGTGTTGGTAGGATAGTCTGGTTGATTCATAGACACTTCGTGCATTTGTTGTTCACCGCACGAACAGTCAGGTGTTCCACAACTGCAAGCTGGTTTGTATCCATCACCACCGTAGCCTTCATCGCCTCCGCCAAGTCCTGCACTCTTTAACAGTTGACTCAGTTTCATTGCATCGTCATCTGTTGCTGTGACTGTGAGACTGCGAGTTGGACCACCGTGCTCGTCGTTGTTCATGCTCATGTTAATGCTCATGCTTTCGGCAATCATTTTTTCAAGATCACGATTGATAGAATCATAAATTCCGCCGCCAAACTTGAAGCCACCCGAGCTCTTGGCGGGTTTGTTGTCAGAAGTTTCTTCTACAGATTCTTCTTTTTTGTCTTTGGCTTCAGGCTTTTTCTTTTCTGGCAGACCTTTATGCTTGGTTGCAGCAAAGTCTTTGGCTGCTTTTTTAGGCATTTCTTTGGCTACTTTGGCAACTGCTCCACTGGCAGGCTTTTCGCCTTTTTGTGCAGCATGAACCATGCCCATGAATTTTTGTTGCTTCTTGCTAGTTGCTTTTTCGTCTATTTCTTCTTCACTAACTTGTGCATTGCCGGGCTGTTGATTTTTAATCAAGGTCATTGCTGCATACAGCACAGATTCTAAACGGCTAGCAAACCCTTGTGGGAATTCGCCCCCACGTTGTGCTTGCTTTGCTACTGCACGAATATCAGCAAGTTCATCGTAAATTTGTTGTGTTTGGCCTTGATCAGCACCTTCTTTGACCTTGCGGCCATCTTTGTGCTTGGTGGCTTTGCTAGTCACACGCTCAGGTGCCTTAGCAGGACCCTTTGGACGTCCACGACCACGCGGAGCATCGCTGCTGCTCTGGCCATCATCAGCACCAACGCTGATACCAGCACTGTCAACACGACGAGTAACTCTACGACCGCCAGGAATTTCTTCCACATCGTGCTTGGAACCGTGTGTGACTGTGCCTACTTTAGGAGTTTCTGCACGGGGACGCTTGTGTGCTGTAAATGCATTTTCTTTGTTAGTTTCATAAACTGTGTCAACATCAGGTCTAGCACCCAGGTAAACAAAACGATCTGTGTGATTCCAATCTTGAAACGCTGCTTTTGCTTCTGCTGCGCTGGTAGCTTTGACTTGAGTGCTGTGCGACTTGCCCGGCTTGCTAGGATCTTTGTAAGCAACTGTGTAGGTAGTAGCACCTTGCGTTTCGTCCATTTTAGAATTACGCCCACGGCCGCCACCGATAGCTTTTTTCATTGCATCAGCAGCAACGTCACCCAGCATTTCGTCCACTTCTTTTTTGGCTCCGGCTATCTTGTCGGCAAAGGTAATTTTATCTTTGGGTGGTGCTAGTTTGGCAAACGATTTTTGTTTGGCAGACATTGGAGCACCAGCCGCCGTTTCACCATAGGCTTGTTGAACTGGTTTTCCTCTTTTTTGTAGTGTTTGGATTAAACGCGAATTCATAGCCTGAGCGCGGCCCATACCCCTAATGGCAGCATGGCTTGCTGTTACGGAACCGACACCTGTTGGCCTATATAGATTTAGCTCGTCGTTCCATGCTTTGTGTTCTTCAGGTGATGCATCATCACCGTAATGATCATATTGGTTAGATGGATTCCAAGCATAAACCTCGTCTAGACTCTCATCATATCCCATTGCATCATCGCGGGCACCGACCTGGCGCATGACTTCATCTCGATTGGCCTTGCCCTGAGCACCGTGAACATTATCTGCCCGACGAGCAGCCCGCGCAGCATACTGGGCCTTTGTTGGTTTGCCAGTGAGGCGATCTACTATGGCGCTGCCTGCTGCGCGAGCCATGTCGCCCAACCCTTCGTCTACTTCTTCTTTGGCCATTGGTGGGGGACGACGGTTGTCGCTAGAACTTTGTTTTAATTGTTTTAGTAATTCTTCATCGCCGGGTGCAAGTACATCGGCAACTTTTTTAATGCCAGAACCAATCTTGCCCATAATACCTTGCTTGGGAGGACGCCCCATATCAGGATTCAAATCCATGGCATGTTGAGTATGTGTACCTTCGTTAAGTTGACCGTGTGTGGTACTTGGTGTAGCACGAATGCTATCTAGCTTTTTGTTTAGATCGTAAAAAAATGACATAGTGAATTATCCTCTTGGGTTTGCGCCAGTGGCTGGCTTGGGCTGACGCTTGATCTTGCTCATTGGACTATTAACACCCATGGGCAATTCATTTGTGGTTTTGGCAGGTGGAGTTTTTGCTCCTGCAATGGTAAAGTTGCTTTTATAAGCATTTTTCAACACAGCATGATCGTAAGGACCAGTAGCATAGTCTTTCTTAAGAGCACGTTGTGTTGCATCGTCAGCTGGGTATGTTGGATCGTCTAACAAATCTTTGTTTTGACTTTCAATCTTGTCAGCTTCAATGTCCATGCTTTCTTCATAAGGAGTAGTGCTCATTATAATACGATTAGGGTCCATGCCCAGCAACTGTGCCAACTGCTTAACTTGTGGTTCGATAGCAGGGTATTTGAACTCTGCGTCCACAATGGTCATGCTTTGATTGGGGAAAGCAGGAAAGTCTGGAATTTCTTTACGAACTGGACTTGTCTTGGGTTTTGACATTTTGACAACGTCAAACTGTGCCAGTTTATCTTCAAGTTCTTTGAAGAATTCTGATGGGACATCTCCTGCTATCTTGATGCGATAGTTGTAGGTTCGTTCACTTTCAGCTAGGTATTTTGCAAATGGTTTCATATCGGTATCCTATGCTCTATTTATTCTTTTTGACTGTTTTGATCTTTACGACCCACAATTCTTTCCAGCAAATCATTGCGACTCAGCACAACACCTTGTGCTGTTTGCACTGTGCCATCGTTGCTGTCATCTTCTGGTTTGGCTGTTTGATCTAGTCGCATCTTTTTTAGTTGCAGGTCGATCATCCGGAGTTTTTTGTCCAGTTTGGCTGTTTTTGCTGTGATAGCATGCCCCAACATGTTTGATGCCACGCTAAAAATTTCTGCTGCAAATCTTGAATCCACTTGCATACCTAATGTAGTCAAATCGTTATATCCGTCAACTGCTAACTTAGACAACTTGTCAAATTCTTCGTCTGCTAACTCTAATCCCCTAACTTGCGGAAGGGCTGCTTCTACTTTGTCTATTGTTGCATCTAACTCTGCTAGTGCAACACGATTTTCTGCTAGTTTAGGAATTGCTGTGTCAATTTCATCTGTAGTAGGCGGTAAGTCAAACAGTTCTTCTAATTTTCTGGTCATGCCATATTTATGGACTTACGAACGACCGTTTGTAAACATGTCGTCTTCAGTTATTACGCGAAAAGTCATGCCATTTCGCTTGGCCCATATGGTAGCCGAATGCCATTTGGCATAGTTGACTGCAACAACCGCACGTTCGCGGCTGCTCATTTTTGATTCAATAACGCTTTGCTTTTTGGGTTTGATTTCAATTAGCTCTGCTTTCATTGTGTTGTTTCTTGTGCGGTAGGTGATTAGAAAGTCTGGAATATACTGTGTCATCTTGCCGGTCAGCGGGTGTTTGTAAGGGATAGCAATTGACTCGCTGGCCCACTGCAAGATGTGGTCGTTGGTGTCGCAAAATCGCATAAAGCTAAGTTCCCAGCCCGACCGATATCGTGGCGTACCTTTGCCTGCGTACTTGGCTCGGTTGATGATGTCGTAGTTGCCCTGGGCCCAGTGCGTCATTCTAGCACTGCCCTAGCTGGATAAAAGTTGGGCTGCACTGCAACTCCCACACCCAGCAAAGTAGCACGATTGCGTATCAAGTTAAGATAGTAAGCCAGCTGCACATTGAGATTAACACCTGATGTACCTTCAAACTCTGACAGCAAGGTTAGTGCAGGGATACCAGTTTCTTGGGCCACTCTGAACAAACTTATGGCAAAGTTTCCTGCTGCTCGCTTGGTGGTCATTTGTTTTTGAAAATAACTAAACACCACATCGTATTCAGCAGCAGGAGCATTTATGTCAAATGCATAAAAAGAATCAAACACCCTAACTGTTTGACCCAGTCTTGGATTTACCGCGTTGACTGTGCTCATTATGGAGTACCCGAGCCGTTGGCCTTGGCTGCTGCTGCGGCTGCTGTCGTTTGCCGTGCTTGCTGTGCTGTTGGGAATATCCAACCATCAGCTTTGTTGGCCACTGCTCGAGTGGCAGCAGGCAATGAACCTAGCAATACTTGTTTGCCCAGTGCAGTGGCTTCGCTTACTGCCAGCGTCTTGAGCCCACCAAATTGCTTGTTGGTGTTGTAGAATGTACCAGCTTTTTGTGCTGCACCAATTAGACCCAGCACTGATCCTTTTTCCAAGTCCTCGCTGATGCCACCCACCACATCCAACAAGCCGCCTTGTCCAAAGATGCTGTTGGTGCTGCCTGGTCGAGCAATAGGACTACGAGTAGTATCGTAGTGTTCGGGCTTGCCAAATCCCACAGCAGTTTTGTTAGGTGCGCCAGTAAAGTACTTGATACTTTCGTAGGCCACAGTCATGGTATTTTGCATGATGCCATTGCTGGCACTGTAGTCATACTGATCATGTGCCCAGTTGGTGATGATGGGATTGATCATCACATATTCAGCATACTTGTGATTGGTGTCAAAGCCGTAAATGCGGATGTCACGAAAGAACGCAGGCTTGCCGCCTGACGAAGTTGTGGTGTTAGTGCCGTCGTTGACCGTTTCGCCTACGTAGCCCCAATCGTTGACTTGTCGATTGTCTGAATAGATATCTCGTTCCCAGCCGCCAAATCCATTTTGTTTGTTTTGACTTGCGCCCAAGCTGCCGTTGCTGTTGGCGTCATTGCCGTACTTCTGACTGGCATCTTTGTAGTAGTAGCTGTAGTAGTTGTACCACATGTTGCGAACAGTATCGCTACCATCGTCATGAAAAGTCAAACTAATTGGATCATAGTTGATCTTGGTCTGAACCAGTCGTTTGCGATTGTACTGATTCATGTACTCATGATTCACAGTGAACTTGGGAAGGTCAGCAGTTTTGACCACGTAGCTTAGATTATTCAGTGCATCAATGTCCATGGCACCTTTGAGTGCAGGAATTTGCTGATAGTTCACTGTAAAGCTCACGTGAAAAAGGAACTTGAACCGAGGTTTAAGTTCGTATGCATTTGTGCGAAAGACCTTGCTTGCGTGAGTGTAATCACGCAAGCTGTCGGTGCCAAAAAAACCCTTAGCGAAGTCTTGGCCGAAACTGCCCATGGAGTTTTACGCTCCGGCGCCAGTTACCACATCGCCAAGAGTTCTACCAATCAGTGTACCAACGCCTTCGCCTTCGCCTTGATTGGCGTTGTCATAAGTGATAGTCATGTTAATTGTTACTGGAGCACTTTCACCATAGTTAAGAGCACCGTAATCTGCATTTTTAATGTAGCAACCATACAGATTCCAAGTTTCAAGAACCACCGGAGTACTGGCGCCGTTGCCGCCGTCGAGTATTTCTACCACGGTAGTAAACTTGTAGTCAATACCAGACGCTGCACTAGCCATCTCTAAAAAGTCCATTTGCTTCTGCAACTGTTCGCCAATCAACTTGCTCACAGAACCGCCTGCGTCGTCTCGTACTTCGCACGTGACGTCGGGCCACGAATGTTTGCCGGCCAATTTTAATGTTGAGTTGTAGATTGGCAATGAAATTTCTTCAAATGTTGGATTTGGACGCGAAAAACTCATAACCTGCTTGGTCAATTCGGTGGTGGGTTTTGACACACCAAAGTTTTCAAACATCACTCTAAAGCGATATTTGAGTTTGGGCATCAACAGGCCCTGGGTTGAAGAGCTTTGATCGCTCGCCAAAGGTACTGTCATGCGCTGTAATGATGAAACTGCCATTTGTTATCTCCTATGTGTTTATTTACCTGAATCAGGTGGGTGAAAAATCACCCACCTTTTCCTTGATTAACCAGCAGCAATCTCGCCAGTGTTCTTGATACGCAATGGGATGTAGATAAATTCTACAGCCTTCACTGGTTCAATTGCAATGTCAACCCACAATTCGTTGCGGTCAATACGTGCTGGAGTGTTGTTGCTCAAGTCACAAACAACCAGGTAGTCATAAATTGCTCGTTTAGCAATTAGATCAATCATCAAGCTGTTGCACAAGTTGGTGATTTCGTTACGTGTGATTTCATCGTTGGGTTCAAACAAGAACAGTTTACCAATTTCTTCAAGTCGTCCACGCAGGAATGCAACCAGGCGAGCAACGTTGATACGATCCAGTGCTGTGGTTGTGGTAGTTGTGGTCTTGTTACCAAAGTTGGTGATACCAATGCCTGGGATGAACGTGATCGGATTGATGTTGCGTTCATACAAGATGTCGCGAACACTTTGACTCACACCAATCTGTTGGAACTCACCAGTGGCACTTTCAATATAACCAATTGCGCTGGCATTGTCCACAACACCTCGGCGTGTTCCAGCTGGCGCCAACCAAGGGTAGCTCACAGCATCACTGCGTAGAATTGTACGTACCATCATGTGGCTTGGCGGAGCAACAACTATGTTGCCACCCAAGTCTGTAGTTTGGCAGCTGGGGTAGAATGCGCCAGCATAGTTGCTGGTTGCACTGTTGCCATCTTCAGTTGGCAAACCTTCGCCGTTGTTGTTGGTTGCCCAAGTCACAAGTTCAGTGCCAGTTACGCCAAGTCGCATTGGAGTATCTGCTACCACAAACAGGGTGTTGTTGCGCTCATTGCTGAGTGCAATCATGTTTGGTGTCAACTCAGGGTACGCAGGTGATGCAATAATGTTGAACTGGTTTTGTTCTTCACGTGCGGCAGTACTAGTATCAATACCCGACTTCATTGCAGCTACAACCATCTTGCGTTGTGCTTGACGTCCAGAGTACATTGCTCCGTCTGCTTTGTTTCCACTGGCAGTTAGCCAGGTATTGGTCACAGCAGGCAAAGTGTCATCAGGGAATGTTGTGCTGTTAAAGTAATTGACCTGGAAACTCTTGACATTGTATCCCGAACGGCGTGTGTTAAACAACAACATACCTTGTGGATAAAGTGCAGGATCTGGTGCATCTAAGTCTAGATAATTGCTATCTAACAAACTAGCAATTGTCGGGATTGGATCAGCAATTGGATCTGTGGTACCGTTGGGTGCCCAACGAGCATCTGCAAATAGCACACCGTTTTCAGTCACCTGATCAGTGGTGTCAATTGCCACCCACTGATCAACACCACTAACTGGCTGCCAGCGATACATCACAGGATAATTTTCTAGATCACTGGAATCAATCCACAAATCACCGTACTCAAGCGGGCTAAGACTTGCGTCATTTTGTGTGGTTGGTTCAGATGCTGCAATAATTGGACCTGATGCATTGGTCAGTGACAGATCAAATCCGCGGACATCGTTGTTAACGTTCTGATATCCAAACCAGGAACCATTGTTTTGAATCATGATGTCCACATCACTTACTGTGCTGTAGAACCATAAACGGCCATCGGCCGGATCTTGATCAGGAGCTGTGTCACTGGCAGTGTATGTAAACAGATCAGTAGTGACCCAGTTACTTAATGTTAATCTCAAAGGATCAGTGGGATTGGGCCGACACAAAGGAGTAGAAGTTGTAAACCCAGCAGTAGTAACTGGGGTGCCAGTGTTATTAATCAAATTAATACGGCCACCAAGGCTGTGTGTAATCACTATATTACCAGCTGAGTTAACACTAGCTGACACAAAAGGTACATTAGCAGCACTAACTGCTGCAATAAAATCAGCTACAGTGCCTGTTCCTGCTATAGTTGCTATAGCTAGATTGTTATTACTAGCATTTGCATTAGTGGCTTCAATTGTAAATTGATTGCCAACAATAAATGCGTTGCCAACAGGTGATGTGGTGCCAGTAACTACTAATTGTCCAATGGTATATCTTTCAAGAATTTCAAAAGATCCTACAGACAAAGGTGCGTATAGATAATAACTAGAATCATACTGCACAAAAGTTGTACCTGCTGGAATATTTTTTCCGCCGCCGCTAGGGTCAAGAGCAGCTATAGCCGCACGATCAGACGAGTAAGCCGGGACTGCTTGAGATACAAAGGTGTCAAGGGCAGCGTTATATTTTTTAAGTGAAATGCTTAATCCATTGTTTGCAATGCTAACATTGTTCCACACACTGCCAGTTGGGCGAGGTGTAGTATCTGTAGTTCTCCAACGTGGACTCTGGTAGCTATAACCTGGAAAATATACTGGAGCAAGATAATTATTGGCAGTAATACCCAGAGCCAGCAGTAATGTTGAACCCGAATTGGGCCCAGCTTCGATATCTATAACACCTGCAGTTTCGCTGGAGTTATCATTGCCGGCGGTTTCGTCAGCATACATCACCAACTTACCAGAAACTGCTGCGGCTGTGACACCTGCGATTGTTGCGTTGTTGATAGCAGTAGCAAAACCTGCCACAGTAAGTGCAGTCCCGCCAGCACCAACTGTGACTAAACTACCATTGATATACATGTTGTAACCATTGGTTAAACTAGATGGTGCGTCAGTGCCACTAACTGTTGGCCAATTAGTCTGCCAAGCTTCAGAACCTAGCAATTGCCAAGAGTTATTGTCTATTTTGTAGTAGACAGGCAGCAAAGTACTTAATGTGACTACTGCATAGTCGCCAATGCTGCCAATGCTGGCCAAAGGAGTATAATCACCGCCTGCTGCATCCTCAACTTCGGCAGTGCTTGACACTGTGATAGGCACTTGATTGGTAAATGTTGCAGTGGTCTGATTCCATTCAAAAATTCCCCAGGTACTATTGGTAGTATCTAACCAGTATGTGCCATTGGCTGCAGAACCAACTGGACGAGACAGCGTAGCTGTAAGCTCAGTAAGGTCAATGTCCACACGTTGAACATATGCACGATTGGTAACGCCCAGGGCTGAGTAAGCAGCAAGCAAGCCGTATTCGTTGAGTTCATAGCCATTGATAGGAGTACCAGTGGTTGTGTTGTAGAAGAATGGCACACCAAATGTAGCTGCCAAATCACGTTGACTAGTGATCAAATAAGTTTTGTTAGCGTTTGCAGCAGTAGTGCCAGCGGCCACAGTGATACCATCACTGGATACTTTGTTCTGTGCAGTTGCCACTACAAAGTAGGGAACTGTGTTAACTGCTGAGGGGATGTATTGACTTTCGTCAATTACTGTTACTTCTACGCCGGGAGAGATTAGAGCCATCTTGTGGTTTCCTTTTCAAGTTGTAGATATTTATAGGTATATTCAAAAAAGGTGGTTCTACACTGCCCTTTGCCAAAGGTCCTGGGTAAATACTGTATGAAAAGACCATTATGTCAGGCTTGCCAGCAACGGTTGTGTGCTGTAAACTATCACAAAGATAATGTGCCTCATTATCGCAGTCGCTGCGAGACTTGCCAACGAAAGAACAAGGGACTAAAGCCAAGAGAACCCAGCTGGCAAACAGCTGGGTATCGAAAGAAGATGACTTGTGATCGTTGCGGGTTTAGAGCCCGATATTCAGCACAGATGTTGGTGTATCACGTTGACGGCAACCTCAACAATGTTGAGGCTAAAAATCTCAAGAGTGTGTGCCGAAACTGCGAAGTCGATTTGTCAAAGTCTGATTCTGTGTGGCGGCTCGGTGATCTGCAACCAGACGTGTGATTAGTTCAACAGTGTTTCGTTGCAGAT